GCGAGTACAGATACTTGGGGTACAAAAATAAATACTGATTTAGATACTGTTGATGCAATATTTAGTGCATCAGGTACAGCAGTTAGTATGGGAGCAGTTACATTTGGTGGTGCTGTAGCAATACAAGGCACAACCCCAACACTTACAATAGGAGATGCTGGTGCAGAAGATGTTAAAATCGTTTTTGACGGCAACGCTCAAGACTTTTATATTGGTCTTGATGATTCTGCCGATGATCTGGTAATAGGTAAAGGTTCAGCAGTAGGAACTACACCAGCTATTGTTATTGATGAAAATTTAAAGGTAGGTATTGGCAATGCTAGTCCAACTGAAATTCTAACTCTAGGAACTACATCAGATGCTAATACTCGTATATCAATGCAATCAGCAGATGATGGTGCAGGAACAATACAGTTTGCAGATGGCACAAGTGGTGCGGCGTCTTATGCGGGTTATATAAACTACACACATTCAGACAATGCTTTAGCTTTTGCAACTGCAAGTACTGAAAGGATGCGTATTGATTCTGATGGTGTAGGCATAGGGACAAATCCAGCACATCCGCTTCATATAGCAGAATCAGCAGATGGAACTAAAATCAGATTAAACAGAGCTGGAGTCTCGGAATGGGATTTCTCTATAGGAAATTCATCCACATTGAGTGGTGTAGGCTCTGGTGCTTTAGAGATTCTTGCTCAAAATTCAGGAACTGCACAAGAATTAGCAATAGGTAGCTCTGGTACGGGTGCCGCTTTATTTCACTTAACGAATTCTGTGACGAATATATTAACTTCTGGTGGATTAATTGTTAAGGCTGGCAGTAACAATAGTAACTATTCCGTTCAATTTCAAGATTCCAGTGGAAATTCATTATTAAGAATAGCGGGAGATGGTGCAGTAATTTCCCCTACAGTACAAGCTCAAACTACCTCTGAGTCTGCAAACATGGTTGTTCGTAGTAGTGGAAATTTTGAAAGGTCAACTTCTTCAAGAAGATACAAAAACACAATTACAGATGCAAATAAAGGATTGGCAGAGCTTAAAAAATTAAGACCAGTCAACTATAAAGGCAACCGTGAAGGAGATACTATTTTCTATGGCTTGATTGCAGAAGAAGTACATGACTCAGGATTAACGGAATTTGTTCAATATATTAAAGATGAAGATGGCAAAGAAACACCAGATGCTTTGAGATATCCACACATGGTCGCTTTATGCGTAAAAGCAATCCAAGAACAACAAACAATTATTGATGATTTAAAAACAAGAATAAAAACACTAGAGGACGCATAGAATGGCAATAGCATACACTTGGGATGTTTCAACTGTCGATACATACCCAACAAAAGATAGTAAGGCAGACGTAATTTATAACGTACATTGGAGACTAACAGGTACTGATGATACTAACAAAGACTCAGAAGGAGCTTACCAAACTGCTACAAGTTATGGAACGCAAGGTTTAGATACTTCTGATCTATCGAGCTTTAAAGCCTTTGCAAGCGTTGCAAAAGCTGACGTACAAGGTTGGGTAGAAACAGCGTTAGGTTCTGATAAAGTTACAGAAATGAAAGCAAGTTTAGATGCTCAGATAGCTGCAAAAGTAACACCTACCTCAGTACAGAAAACAATTTCGTAAGGAGATCACATGGATTTCATAATTTTAATATTAGTAATAGTAGCTTTTGGTTTAGTTGGGTTAAGGTTTTTTAACGAGCCAAAATTTAATCAATTAAAAGATTTTCTTAAAAATAGATATAAGAGGTGATGAATGGCTTTACTGCCAATTACACCAGTTCCAGGTATTGTTACAAACGGCACACCTTACTCAAAGAAGGGTCGTTGGACTGATGGCGATTTAGTACGTTTCCAAAACGGAAACTTAAAACCTATTGGTGGCTGGGAAAAATTAAAACCAGCAGCACTAACAGGCACACCCACCGCAATGTACGCATACAGCGATAACTTTGGAAATTCTATATTAGCTGTTGGCACTCGACAAAAAGTTTATGTATTAACTCGTAATATTTGGTACGACATAACACCCACTGGATTTGTAACGGATGCCTCAAACGATCCATTAGGCTATGGTGCATATCAATATGGACAAGAAGATTACGGAGATGCCAGATCACAGTCTGGATTATTGTTTGATACAACTTCATTCTCATTCGATAACTGGGGTGAGTTTTTAATATTTTGCTCTGCATCTGATGGCAAGATATATCAATGGAGGCCGCATGGCGGTGGCACAAATACGCCTGATTCTGCTGGAACAGCAATAACTAATGCACCTACTGGCAACCTAGCTGTTGTTGTAACAAACGAAAGACATATTTTAGCGATTGGTGCGGGTGGCGATCCAAGAAAGGTATCGTGGTGTTCCAGAGAAGAAGAAACTAACTGGACAGCTAAAGCAACCAATACTGCGGGTGACTTGCAAGTGCCGACAGGTGGTAGATTAATTGGTGCTAAAAAGTTTCAAACAGATGTTATTTTATTTACTGATACTGGTATTGCTAGGTTGTTTTATAATGGCAATCCATTTGTATATGGTGTTGCAGATGCGGGTACTAACTGTAAAGCAATATCAACTCGATCTATAACAAGCTCTGGTAACGCATTATCTTGGGTGGGAGAGAACGCGATATTCGTTTACGATGGAAGGGTGAGAGAAGTGCCATGCGAGGTACACGATTATATCTTTAGCGATCTAAATTACAGTTATCGTAAAACCATAGCTGGTGGTCATAATTCTAACTACAATGAATTTATTTGGTTTTTCCCATCTACTGACAGTCAAAAACCCGATAAATATATTATTTGGAATTACATGGATAATGTGTGGGCGGTAGGTGCTATGGACAGAGGTTGTTGGGTGGATCAAGGTGTATTTGATTATCCGATTGCGTGCGATAATAGTGGTTTTGTATATCAACACGAAAGCACCACATTAAATAACTCACCCAACTTAGGAACATCTGTACCTTTTTGTCAGTCAGGGCCGATAGAAATATCTAACGGTGATCGTTATGTGCAATGCAATCAAATCATACCCGATTCAGAAGCCAGTACATTACCTGGTGTGACATTAAGTTTTACTGGTAAGTTTACACCGTTAGGCCCAGAAACAGATTTTGGTTCATTTACATTTGATTCGAGTGATGGTTACACAGATGCCAGATTCAGTGCTAGGCAAGTGCAAATGAAAGTAACAGGCGATACTACACAAGATTTTGAATTAGGTAATGTTCGCTTGGATGTAGTAACTAGAGGCAGAAGATAATGGATGTATCCTCTCAAAAGCAATATATACAAAGAGCGATTAATGTTAAATATTCTTTTTCTGCAACTACACAGCAAACAATATACACAGCACCTAGCGGTGGTGATTTTGACTTCTCTATTATTCAAGGTTTTTTAGCTTGCGATCACGGCAACCAACAAACCAATTTAGATGTATCTGTAACAGATACCAGTTCTAATGAGTTTTTTATATATAAAGAAAAAAACATAACTGCTCATGCTACTGTAGAACTACAAACCAATGCTGGCATTATTTTACAACAAGGCGAGATTTTGAAGGCACAAGTTAATCATGCCAACATAGATTTATATTTAAGTATTATAGAATATGCAAAAGGCGACTAATAAAGTTATTGATTTATACCCACAGCAAGAACTTGAGCCGTGGGAAATAGAATGGAAAAGATGTAAGCCGTTACTTGTAAAGGCAATGAAGTATCAAGATACCTATACAATTAACGACATAGAGGATAAAATAAGAAACGGAATAGCCTTTTTATGGCCCGCCAAGGAATCCGTCATAGTTACTGAATGTGTTGCATTTAGCCAAAAAAATATCATGCACATCTTATGTGCAAGTGGCAAATACGAAGAAATAGAAGCAATATATAAATGTATAGAACAACACGCAAAAGAAATAGGCATAAATAAAATTACATTAATAGGCAGAAAAGGTTGGTTTAGAAAAATAAAACACTTAGGTTTTAAGCCAGAATACCTAGTTAGCAAAGATTTATAAGAGGAATAAAACATGGCAGCAGCATTACCAATATTAACAACCGCTGGAAAAGTAGCTGGAGCAGCTGGTGCTGTTAAAGGTTTATTCGATGGTGGAAGCAGTAGCACAGGTCAAACCCAAGCATCAATGATGGTTGACCCACAAACCCAAGCAATACAAAGAGATTTATACGAGAAAGCGCAAGCTGCATCACAACAACCTTTCGTACCCTACACAGGGCCTATGGTTGCTGGTTTCTCACCAGATCAGTTACGAGCATTTGGTGCTACCAGAGGTATGTTTGAAAGAACTCAAGCACTTGATCCAATGGGTCAGTTAAGCTCTTTAGCTGGGCAACAAGCACCGTCTTTATTGGGTGCAGACATCAGTGCATATCAAAGTCCATTTACTTCTCAAGTTATAGATCAATCTATGCAAGATATTCAACGTCAAGCGGATATTGCTAGAGGTGGTGCGCAAGCTAGGGCAATTGGTGCGGGTGCATTTGGTGGTTCTCGATCTGCTTTATTGGAATCTGAGTCACAAAGACCTTTTGCAGAAGCTATGGCAAGAACATCTGCGGGCTTGCGTGAGGCGGGCTTTGGTAGGGCGCAGAGGGCAGCAGAGTCAGATATTGAAAGACAAATGAGAAACAGAATGTTTCAAGCAGACTTACAAAGAGGCTTGCTTGGTGAACAGTATCGTGGTTTAGGTTTGCTAGGTGGTATTGGTGGTCAACAGCAAGCATTGCAACAGCAAGCGATAGCTGCTGCTAGAGGTGAGTTCCAGAGAGCATTAGATTATCCACAGCGACAACTCGGATTACTG